GCCGGGCAGACCGGCAAGGCGACGGAGGAAATCTCCTCCCAGATCGCGGCGGTGCAGGAGGCGACGGGTCGGGTGATTGGCGATATCCGGGAGCTTCAGGACCTTATCGCCGGTATCGACAGCATCGCCGGGTCCATCAGCGCCGCCGTCACCGAGCAGGGCAGTGCCACGGAGAGCATCAGTGCGTCGGCCGCCAGTGCCGCCGGCGGCACCATCGAGGTCTCCGACCGCATCCGCGCGGTGGCGGAGGATGCAGGCACCACCCGGTCCATCGCCAACAACCTGGACGCCAAGGCCCATCAGGTGACGGACCAGGTGCGCAACCTGCGCGCCCGGCTGATGGACATCCTGCATGAGAATCAGGCGGCCTGACCGGGCCGCCCTTCTCGCATTTTTGCCACGCCCATCCCGGGTGCTGGGGTGGGCGGGCGTGTTTACGCGGCTGTCCTTGCGCGGCCGTCCAGAGCGGTGCGCGGTCCCGGATGATCCCGGATGATCCCGGATGATAGTGGATGATCCCGGATGATAGTGGGGAACGGGCGTCGGGCCGATCCGAGGCCTGATCCGAAAACGAGAACAGCCGGTCAGGCCAATGCCTGCCGACTGTTCCGGCCGCGTCGCGCGGCGAAGATGGTAGCACCGGGGTGATTTGAACACCCGACCAAGGGCTTATGAGGGCATCTTGGTCGAAGTGGAATCAAGGCCTTAGCACCACCGGGTGCCATCTGGGTGACACGAACCCAGAAGGGCCTCAGCTACATGACACCCGATACGCAATCCGGCAAGCCTGTCATCGCACCGGTGGCAGACACGCTGTTCGATCTTCCAGAGGTTCGGAGGTTTCGCCAGCCCCGGGCGCCCCGGCCGTTGCCGGGCACATCGGCTGCCGAACCCTGGCCCCTTGATGGCGCCATAAATGTGGTGCTCTTCGCCGGCATGGGAGGCTGGTGCAAGGGCTTGGAGAAGGCGGGGTATCCCGTTCACATCGCTGTGAATCATGACAGCGTGGCGATCGCGGCTCATCGAGCCATGAATCCCCACACGCGCCACCTTCATGCCGACATCTATGAGGTATGCCCGTTGGATGCAACCGGCGGGCGCGAGGTGAACGTGCTCCATGCCAGCCCGGATTGCCGCGACCACTCTGTTGCAAAGGGGGGGGCCCCGCGTTCGCCCAGGGTCAGGTCCATGCCCTGGCAAGTCTGCCGATGGGTGGGCCGGCTGCGTAAGCGCGGTCTGGGACCGCGGATCGTCACGCTTGAGAATGTGCGGGAAATCCGCGGCTGGGGGAGATTGGTCGCCAAGCGCGACCCCGTCACCAAGCGCGTCGTGAAGCTTGACGGGAGCATCGCCGCGCCAGGTGAACGGGTGCCAGTCCAGCAGCAGCAGTTGGTGCGCGACCCGCGCCATGCCGGGACCCGGTACCGGGCCTGGGTTCGGCACATGCAGCGGCTCGGGTGTACCTGGGAGGACCGGGACCTCAACTGCGCAGATTACGGTATGCCAACGTCACGCAAACGGCTGTTCGGTGTCGGCCTATTCGGCGGCCGCCGTCCCGCCTGGCCAGTGCGCACCCATGCTCCCCGGACACACCCAGACGTCCTGGCCGGCAAGCTGTTGCCCCACAGGGCCGCCGCCGAGGTTATCGATTGGAGTTTGCCGCTCCCCTCGATCTTTGACCGAGCCCGCCCCCTGGCCCAGGCGACCCTTCGTCGCGTGGCTGTCGGAATGCGCCGCTACGTCCTTGAGTCGGCGTCACCCTACATCGTCCACATCACCCACCACGGACAGCGGCCTCCGGTGGATATGGCTGGCCCCCTGCCCACGATCACGGCCGCCCACCGGGGAGAGCTGGCCGTCTGCGGCCCGGCGCTGGTGCCAACCACGCACAGCGCCAGCCCGCCCCGTGTCCATGGTGGCCAGGGGCCGGTTCCGACGTTGACGGCGGGAGTCAAGGGCGGGGAGCTGGCGGTGATGGCGGCCACCATTGTCGGCGCAGGCGGAAGGGCCGCCCAGGTCCCGCCGATGGACATCGCGGGCCCGCTGAATACGACCACCACGAAGGAGGACCGGTGCGTGGTCGCTGCCCACCTCACGGAGCTGCGCAGCCGCAGCGTTGGCCAGGCGGCAAGCGACCCGCTCGCCACCCAGACCCAACGGGAGCATCACGGCCTCATCGGCGCGTGGATGGTGCAGCACAACGGCGGCACGGTCGGCAACCGGGCGGACGAGCCGGTCAGCACGATGACGACCCGCATCACCCAGCAGCAGGTCGCCGGGGCCTACCTGACGGAGCTGCGGGGCACGGCCACCGCCGCCGATGTGGCGGAACCGCTCGGCACCCAGACGGCGGGCGGGCACCATGAGGCTGTGACCTGCGCCTTCCTGCACCACCAGTACAGCACAGGAGGGCAGCATGACGCTGTCGATGACCCCTTGGCGACCCAGTCCACTCGGGACCGGACCATGGTCACGGGCGCCCAGCTCTGCGCGCCGCTGACCGGCCCGCAGCTCGCCCGGGCCCGACAGGTGGCCGATTTCCTGCGCGCCTACGGCGCTTGGTCCGGCGGCGACATCGTCACCCTCGCGATCGACGGCCGGACCTGGGTCGTCGCCGATATTGGAATGCGCATGCTGAGCCCTGCGGAGGCCGCGGCGGCACATTGGCTGGAGCTGCCGGCGCGGATCTGGGTCCAGAAGAAGGACCGAAAGGGCGCGACCATCTTCGACGCTGCGGGCAAGCCCGTCTGGCACTGGAGACCGCTGACGAAGTCTGAGGGAATGCGGCTGATCGGCAACTCGGTCCCTTCGGGCATGCCGGAGGTGCTGATGAACTGCAACCCTACACACACCTTGGCCGTAGCGGCGGAGTGAGGGCGATGGTCAGCTACCGTGCGGTCGGTCACCAACTCCTGGCGCCCGATGACACCTGCCTGCTGGGCGGGCCGCTTGCGGAGCTTGCCGCCTTCGCCATCGTCCTGAACGAGGAACGGCCGGAGGGGCATGAGGCACTGTGTGCGGCGCTGCAGCGGCTGATCGGAGCCACACGGGATTGCTCCTTCGCGCCGTTCATCGACCTGACCGTTGGTACTGACGACTGTTACGAAACCGACCGTCAGGACCCCTGGTTTCGTAACACTGGGGGCCGGCCCCCGGTCAGCGACACGGCGACCGTGCTGCTCGCCTGTGCTCGGCTGGATGAGGCCGGCCGGCTATCCGTCCGGGAGCTGCGGCGGGAGCTGGGAGGGGGCAGTCCGGGCCGTTTGGCACCCATCATCCGGAGGTTCAGGGAGGGCCAGGCCGATGGCGCATGACCAGCCGGACCCGGAGCGGCCACGTGGCGTGCTGCGCCCCCGCGGGAGGGCCCTGCTTTACGCAATAACCTACCTGCCGTTGGCGGTCGCATTGCTGTCCGCCCTGGCAGCGCGCTGGTGAAATGGAACCGCAGAACAACGCGGAGATTTGCAGAGATTTCGAGCGACCGATTTCTGTCCGGCAGCCTGCGCCGTGCCTAGGTTTTCAGGCTGTTCGGCAGTGCAGAATTTGGCCCACAAATGCTGCGCAGGCGAGGCGGGGGGAAAGTCCGTTTCGTGGGCCGGGCCGGGGCCCCCCGGGGGGGTAGGCATGCGCTGGGGGCGGTGGCGGCGAACCAGACATGCGTTCCGCGCATGGGTCTGGGTCCGACGTGGCCGGGGCAGGGTGCACGGAAGGGCAGGTGGGAGCGCGCCGCAGCGCTCCGATAGGGTCTAGAGTGGGGTCCTATCGCCTACAGGCGGCCGACCAACCGGCCTCACGGGCCATGGCGGTCAGCTCGGGCAGGGGGTGGCCCGCTGCTGCTGCGGTCTCCGCCTCGATCTGGGCGACTGCGGCCTCTTCGCCGGCCCGAATGGCAGCCTGGTAGGCCCGCAGGTCGTCCACGCTGAACTCCCGCTGGAGCTGAACGGCCTGCACATACCCGTCGATGAGGACAAACTCGACCCGGTAATGCAGCCGGCCCTGGCTGTCCCGCAGGCTCTCCAGGATCTTGATGCTCTGCCCCGGCTGCACCCGGAACCCGCCGGCGATATCCTCGCGCTCGAAGCCGTTCACAACGGCCAGCTCGTGGGTCAAGGTGAGCTGGTCCCCAGGAACCAGCGCCTCATGCACGAATCCGGGGAGGCTGCGCAGGATCCGTGACCGGGTCGCTTCGCGCCGGCGGACATACTCGCAGTACAGGGTCGCCAGGTTGTCCGGCTGGCCTACCGCCGGCTCGATCAGGGTGAGGATCCCGGCGGCCACCTTATCGGGGCTCAGCGGCCACACCTGCCGCTGGGGCGCCTGGGCCGGTGTCTGGGCCGGATCGGCCGCGGATGGCCCCGGCCGTGTCTCAGGCAGGCTGCTCGCCGCGACCGGCTCCTGCTGATCCTGCGCTGCGTCTCCGCTCGGCCCCGGGCCGACGATCACGGCCAAGGCGAAGCCGATGATGGCCACCAACCCCACCCGCCCCCGCGACGGCATGCCGACGGGGCCTGGCCTTACCAGGCCGATCACCGTGAAGATCATCAGGATGATCAACATCACGCTCGCGGCTGCCGCCCGCCCGTCCAACAGTCCCGCGATGAGGGAGAGCAGGAGCGTCGTCGCCAGCCACCCAAACCACTTGGGCATATCCTGTCGGATTGGTGCCGACTGCTGATCGGCCGCGGCGGGTTCCGGCGGTTGGGCGGGGGACGGCTCTGCAGCCGCGACCGGCGTTGCCGTTGGCGTTGGCTGCTGATCTGCGCCGGGCACGTATGGTGTCCGTCTGCGGGCAGCCGCCTTGAGCATCGCCCTCACAGCTGCACGGTCCGGCTTGTTCCTGCCCTGCGGCACGACCTGACGATCGGGCTGGGGCGGGGCAATCCGGGTCCGCTGTGCCTGGAGTACGGGGGGCGGCACGTCGACACCGAACAGGGCCAGCAGGACGCGGATATCGATCGTCTCCCCGTCGTCGTCGATCACCTCTGCAATGCGATCGACGAGGAAACTGCGGCCGGCGCGGCGCATATGGCACTTGGCGAACAGGGCCGGCTTCGCCCCCTTCAGTTCATACTCCAGAAGGGTGACCGGTCTCTCCGTGGCCTTCCCGGCCCCATCCACATATCGAAGCGTGACATGAAGCCCGCGGAGGTCCTGTTCAGTCAGACCCTGCTGCTTGCGCAGCGCTTCGAAGCTGGTAGGCCTGCGCCCCGACATACCGTTCCCCCGGTTGCGTACGGGGGGACTATGTCGGTTCGTGGATTTCGACGCAACAAATTGCGCAATATTAACGTGTTTATGGGTCGGCTATGGCATCCATCACTGCCCCCCGCCCGGCAGATAGCCCTTTTCCATCAGCCAGTGCTTCAGGATGCGCTCGACCAGCGATGACACCGAGCGGTCATCGTCCTTGGCGGCCTTCTCCAAGGCTGCCTTGATTTCAGGCTCTACGCGGACGCCTAGGGGGTTTGTGCGCGCCATGTTATCACCGTGCCTACAAATCTTGTTGACGCGGGATTGTAGGCATGATGCTATCACGACGCAAGCGGGCCGATGGGGAGCTGCAACCTCCCACACCGGCCCTGACCACAACCGACCTGACAAGAGGTTCGACCATGGCTGATGCCATACCTACACCCGCCGGCGACCCGGGCGCCACCCTGTCCCCCGACCCGATACCGCTGTTCTGCGGCCTGCCGGTCGATATCGAGGACCGGGTGCATGAATCGCTGCTCCATATCGTCGCCCTGGCCGACCTGGTTCAGGGTGCATCGGACTTCTACGATGCGCCGGGGATCTGGTTCCTGGGCGATGCGATGCGCCTTGGCGTCGATCAGATCCGGGCACATCTGATGATCGGGGGCGGCAATGCGCGCTGATGCCATGCCCCTTATCGTCACCGGGGCGGCCCTGCCGCTGGTGCCGGTCAATGACCAGACATCCCCCCTGGATCTGGCCATCGGCCGGCGCTTGGATCGTGATCTGCCCCTGGGGCCCACCCGGCGGCCGACACAGGCATCGAGCTGGCCGCTTTCCAACGTCCTGCTGCTTCGGGATGCTGTGGGCATCGTGCTGCGGCGGCGTGCCGCCCGGCGGGGCGATCCGGCAGCCCTGGGCTTCGCCTACCGCCGCGCGCTCGCCGCCATCGGGGATCTGGAGCTTGCTGCGTCCGCCCCGGGCCTGGTGGCCACCCTGCGGGCCGATCTCCGCGCCTGCAGCGACCGGGCCGACCCGACCGCCATGGATGCGGTCTGGCAGAGTGCTCTGGACGCCCGCGGCGCCGGCGACGGAAACTCCGTCGCCTGAACACCCACCCATCCGCCGCATTCGCGGTTTCAGTGACATAGGAATCATGATGCCGAGACGGTCCACGCGCGCGCCCCTGCGCCCCGCCACCATCACCATCACCAAGCGGGGCCAGGGTCCCGACCCCATCGATATGCACGTCGGATCGCGGATTCGATTGCGCCGTACCCTTCTGGGCCTGTCGCTGGACGTTCTGTCCGGCTCCCTGGGCCTGACCTACCAGCAGCTCCAGAAGTACGAGCGCGGGGCCAACCGGATCAGCGCCAGCCGGCTGTTCCAGCTTGCCCAGTCGCTTGATGTGCCCGTGGGATTCTTCTTCGACGGCGTGGCCCCGGACAGCCCGCAGGGTGAGGAGCAACCGCTCCTGAGCCGCCAGGTGCTCTCCATGGTCCGCGTCTACCAGGTGCTGCCGGATGAGGTGCGGCAGCGGCTGTACGAGCTGGCCAAGTCCATCGCGCAGCAGCAGGATTAGGGGAGGCACCTATGCCGCTGATCTGGCGCGCACCGGACTGGCAAATGCTGGGTGGTCATGTCCACCCTTCCACGGTCCGGATCGACGCTGTCGCTGGCCCCTTCACCTTGTCCATCACCGACCAGCGGGAGCGGACCGGTCGCTACTGGCTGCACGCTGGCCTGGGGGATGGCGGGGCAGGGCTGCCGCCGGTATCCTTCGCTACGCAGGACCTCGCCAAGGCAGGCGCCGAGCGCTTCATCAAGGCCGCGGTGATGGCTATGCTGGCCGCTCAACCTATGTCGGACTTTTGGACGGGCGAGCGGTGAAGTGAAAGACGACCTCCGACCAAAACGGCCCCGCGGACGCCCCCGTCTTCATGCCGATGACGCAGAGCGCAAGGCGGCCCACCGGGCCGCCAAGGGCAAGCGCGACACCCGGGGGGAGATGGCGCTGTTCCTGTGGGAGCACCCGACCGAGGGCTTCACGATCCAGGTGATCGACCGCCTGTTGGATCGCGTGCCGGACCGGGACCTGGTCCGGGCCCGCCTGCTGCTGCACTTGGTGGAAACACGCTGACGGCTTTGTGTGCGACTACACAATTCTACTTGACCGCGGGTGCAAGCTTGTGTATTCATACACACATCAGCGGCGGGGGCGACGATGGGCAAGACGGTCGGCAGCAAGGAAGTGATCCGGACTCTGAAGGCCGCCGGGTGGTACCAGGTCGGTCAGACCGGCAGCCACCTCCACTTCCGCCATCCGGACAGGCCAGGGAAGGTCACTGTTCCCCACCCCCGGAACGACCTGCCCATAGGGACGCTGAAAAGCATAGAAGCCCAGTCCGGGGTCCGGCTGCGATAGCCGGACCCGCCCCCTGGCCGCCAAGAGAGGAGAGCAGCCATGCCCACCCGCTACTTCCCCGCCATCGTCGAAAAATCCTCCGACGGCTTCTATGCCAGCTTCCCTGACGTGCCGGGCTGTGTGAGCCATGGGGAGACGATGGAGATCTTGGCTGCCGCCGCCGAGCAGGTCCTGGCCTACCATATCGCCGGCATGGTGGAGGATGGGACCGACCTGCCCGTGCCCACGCCCCTGGATAAGGTCGAGCGGGATCCGGACGTGGAAGAGTTCGCCCGTATCCTGGTCCGGGCCGACCTCCCCGGCAAAGCCGTCCGCGTCAACATCAGCATGGAGGAGGGGCTTCTGGCCCTCCTCGATCGGGAAGTGAAGCGCCGCCAGACCAGCCGCTCCGCCCTGCTGGCCGTCGCCGTCCGGCGTGAGATCGCCGGTCCATGACGCATCAGGCGACGGGTCCTGGCGGGGTCACGCTGTAGGGCGTGAACCGTACCACCTCCTCCCCCACCCAATCGTTGATCTGGCTGAAGGTCGCCTTCAGTGGGGCCAGTTCGTTGACAGCGAATACCCCCGCCGCCTTCTCGATGTCTCCGAACCCGCCCGTGTTGCTGGGCACGACGCCCAGCAGCTGCGGCGGCACCCGGTGGGAGGCCAGCACGTCGTCGCGGGTAACGGTCTTGATCGAGAGGAACTCATCCTTCGCCGCCACCTCGCTGACCGGGATCAGCTTCAGGCCATCGGCCTTGCCGTTGGGAGCATACATGAACAGGTTCCGGAAGTTTCCGGGGCCCTTCGCGGATTTCAGGGCGTCCCGCAGCGCATCGACGTCTTCCTGGGTCTGGGCGGCGTCGGTGAGGTAGAGGATGAACCCCGCGTGGCTGCCATTCTTGTAGTACTTGCGCCGGAACAGGGTCGCAGCCTCGTTCAACAGCGCGCTCTGCAGTGCCGACAGGTAGGCCGGAACGCCGTAGACCTCCTGATTGATGTCAGGTTCCGCCAGGTGCAGGGTGGTCCCGGCCGCGAAGCGGTGTTCGTTGCCGTCGATCAGCATCAGGGCCTCCCCGTCCGCCGTGCGGCGGGTATGCTTGGCCTGCGTCGGCCGCAGCTCCAGGGGGCTGCCCAGCCAGCTGTTGCGCTTCTCCAGCCAAGCATTGCCGAACACCAAATAGTCCAGCGCCAGGCGCTTGAACCGCTCGCGGGTCAGCAGACGGTGCGGCACGAAGCACCCCGACAGGATATTGGCCTTCAGGCGGATCGCCGACTCGTGGTGGACGTTGGCCACCAGGGCCTTGGCCAGTCCCTGCGGCGCAACCGGCCACTCGTACCAGGACCCGTTGAAAAGGCTCTGGTAGTAATCGGCCAGTCCACGCCCGTCCAGCACCGGCTCAGGATCCCCGAAGGCGAAGACCATGGGCTCGGTCGCGGTGCGCGCGCTGGGGACTGCGTGCGCGATCTCGGCTGTTTCGGCTGCTGTCATTCGAAAAACTCCAGGATGGTCCGGCCCTGCGGCGCCGGCGTATCGGTGTCCAGGTCTCGGAATTCCACCCGGTCGAGCGCGTGCATGATCGCCCAGGCGACATCGGCGTGACCCGTCTCCTCCGACCGGCCGGCGGCGAAGGTCTGCTGCCGGCCGCTGGTCGTCATGGTCTTCCGGATCGACAGGAAGGCGCTGATGATGTCTGTCATGCCCGCGTCGAACTCGATCAGCTTGCGGGCGAACAGGTGCTTGGCTTTCAGCACCATTCGGCTCTTGGTCTCGACGCTGTAGGTGATGGCCCGGACGGCCGGCCACCAAGTCTTGACCATCTCATACACACCTGCGCCGATGCCGGTGCAGTCCACCGCCATGTGCTGCACGCTGTAGCGCTGCGTAAGGGCCCGGATCGCCTCGGACTGGGCGTTGAAGTCGCTGCCCTTCAGGGCGATGCGCTCCAGCACCCGATACCGGGTCCGGTTGCTGCCGGGCGCTGGCGGGGCCACCACCGTGATGCAGGCGCTGTCCCGGGTCCGGCTGGGGTCATAGCCGATCCAGACCGGCCCGGCATAGGGCCGCTGCTCGTAGGGCTTCACGTCCCACCACTCTTCCAGCGCGTCGACACCGGCCGCCTGGAGCTCCCCGAACGTGAAGAATGACTGGCTGTCGTCGACCCATTCGCCCATGAACAGGTTTTTGAAATCCGCGTCGGCGTACTCGCGGACCAGCTCCTCGATGTCGAACAGATCGCAGCCCTGGGCAGCCGCATCCCTGATCGTGACCAGGTGGCGCCACTGCCCGTCCTCGCACAGGCGCCCGTCCCTGACGGCCGCATGGCTGACCTCGATCTCGACCCGGTCTTCCTTCGACCGGCCCCGGTTAAACTCTTCACCCGACCAGAAGCCGTAGGCCTCGTGATTGATGACGGACGGGGTTGAGAAGAAGGTCTTCCGCCAGCGCTTGTGGGTGGCCATGCCGCTGGCCACCTTCTTGAACTGGCGGAACTTGGAGATCCAGGCATATTCGTCCAGGTAGACGTGACCGTGATAGCCCTGGGCCGTCTTGCTGCTGGTGGCCAGAAAGTAGATGTGCGCGCCGTTGGGCAGGATCAGCGGCGTGCCCTTCAGCTCGACGCCCGTAACCTCCATCACCCATTTGACGATGTACTGCCGGAAGATTTCTGCCTGGTTGCGTGACGCGGACAGGAAAATCTGATTGTCGCCGGTCTCCAGCGCGTTGACGAATGCCTCACGGGCGAAATACCACGTGGCACCGATCTGGCGGCTCTTCAGGATGTTCCGGGTCCGCTGATCCCGGTTCTCCCACCACACCCGCTGATACTCGAACAGGCTGCCCAGGAAGTCCGCGCGCAGCGCCTGGATCTGGTCTTCTGTCAGCGCGTTCTTCGGCTCCTTCTTCCCCTTCTTGCCCTTCCGGGCGGGGTTGAGGTCCGATTCCTTGCCGGTGACCTGATACCGCTCCACCCGGGCGGTGCGCTCCAGCACCCGCCCCAGCTGCTCGATCTCCTTCAGGTCCGCCTCGGTCTTGTCGCCCTTGGCCACCAGCACCATCAGCCGGCATTCGACGCTCACCTCGATCCGGCCGATCACCGGGGTGTCGTCCCAGCCGTCGCGGCGCTTCCACGCATCGACCGTGCCATAGGGCAGGGCCAGCAGACGCGCCACCTCCGCCACGGGGTGGCCCTGCCAATACAACAGCTTGGCGCGCTGGCGCTCATCGGGCCTGGGGTCACTGGGGGTCTGGCTCATGGCCGTGACGGTACGGCCCGGCGCGGGCTGCCCCGACGGCGTTGCGCGTATCAGGGGCATCGGTCACAGCCCCGGCGATTGGTCCCCCCGCCCGATGATGCACAGCATGCGGCTCTCGCAAGGCCGATAGGGCAGGGCACATGGCTACGAAGTGGTACCGGGTCGCCGTCAGCGGACCCACCGTCGATGGTCGGACCATCACTCCCCAGCAGATCGACCAGATGGCGGCTTCATATAACCGCCAAAAGTATGGCGCGCGCGTCTGGAACGAACACCTCCGGACCTTCATGCCCGAAGGGCCCTTCCAGGCCTATGGTGACGTGCTGGCGGTCCGGGCTGATGCCGGCCCCGAAGCCGGGCAGCGCGCGCTCTTCGTCCAGCTGGAGCCGACGGCCGAGCTGGTGCGGCTGAATCAGGCCCGCCAGAAGATCTTCAGCTCGATCGAGATGGACCCCAATTTCCAGGGGTCCGGCCAAGCCTACCTGGTCGGTCTGTCGGTCACCGATACGCCGGCGTCGACCTTCACCGAGATCCTGAAGTTTAACCTCACCTCGCCGACGATCACCAGTCCGGCGAAGGAGCACCTGTTCTCGGTCTATGCCGAGGCCGGTCGGTTCGAGGAGGAGAAGGCCGCCGATGACGGGTCGGGACTCTTCACCAAGCTGAAGGAACTCCTGAACGGCGGCAAGGGCGACAGCACGCGCATGTCGCAGATGGAGGCGGCGATCCTGGAGATCGGCCAGTCCGTCGGTGACCTGCGGCAGCAGGTGGCCAAGCTGGCGGCCGGGGCCAAGCCCGAGGCACCCGCCGCTGACAGCAAGGCCGCGGCCGACGACGTCGCCAAGCTCGCGGCCGACCTGAAGGCCCTGACCGATCGGTTCGCCACGGCCAGCCCCACCGCGCCCCGACCGACCTCCGCCGGCGGCGGCACCGAAACCCTGACCGACTGCTGAGGTATCATGCGCAACGACACCCGCGCGAAGTTCACGGCCTACCTCGCGACCGTCGCGGCCCTGAACGGGATTCCGGATGCCACCGCGAAGTTTGCGGTCGCGCCGACCATCGAGCAGGTCCTGGAGAACAAGATCCGGGAATCGGCCGCGTTCCTACAGCGCGTCAACGTCTACCCCGTCGCGCAGCAGAGTGGGGAGAAGCTGGGGCTGGGTATCACCAGTCCGATCGCCGGCCGGACCAACACCAATGCGGCCGACCGGCCGACCCGGTCGATTTGGGGAATGGACGGGCGGTCGTACTTCTGTCACCAAACCAACTTCGACACGCACATCCGCTACTCGACGCTGGATGCCTGGGCCAAGTTCCCGGACTTCCAGACCCGGGTGCGCAACCAGACCGTCGAGCAGATCGCCCGTGACCGGCTCATGATCGGCTGGAACGGTACCTCGGTCGCCGCCCAGACCGACCTCCAGGCCAACCCACTGCTCCAGGACGTGAACATCGGGTGGCTGGAACAGATCCGTCTGCATGCGCCCGACCGCCGGATGGACGCCATGAAGGTCGGCACCGAGGCCGGTAGCGACTACCAGAATCTGGACGCCATGGTCACCGACATGGTGAACGAGCTGATGGATGAGTGGCACACGGAGGCGACGGATCTGGTCGTCATCATGGGCCGCGGCCTGCTGAACGAGAAGATGATGGCTCTAATCAACGGGGCCGAGGCCAAGGCGACGGAGCACCAGGCGCTTCAGACCCTGATGTTGAACCGGACCGTTGGGGGCAAGCGCGCGATCAGCGTGCCGTACTTCCCCGCGCGCTCGGTCCTGATCACTTCGGAATCGAACCTGTCCATCTACTGGCAGGAGGGGACGCGGCGCCGCACCCTGACCGACAACCCCAAGCGGGACCGTATCGAGGACTACAACAGCATCAACGAATGCTACGTGGTCGAAGATTACGGCAAGGTCGCCTTCGCCGAAAACGTACAGCTGCACGACGGGACGGAGTGGGCCTGATGACTCCCGCCCGCCGCCATCGCCTGACCGTACTTGCAGGTGCCGCCGCCGTGGTCGCACCCGCCGGCGCAGCGGCCTCCGCGGGTGCGTCGCCGGCACCCGTCACAGCGCGCATGCTGGCCAAGCTCCAGGCCGACAAGGTCGCCCTCAAGGCAATCAAGTCGGTGACCGCCAAGATCGCCAAGAAGGCGCTGCTGCTGCCGGAATATGCCCCCTATGTGGACGGCGTGCTCGCGGCCGACGCCGGGGGCGACGACCTGGTGCTGGTCACCGCGATGGTCTGGCGGTTCGATGTCGGTGACTGGCCGGGAGCGCTCGACGCGGCGGCGTATGCCCTGCGCCACCGCCTGACCCTGCCGGAGGGGTTCAGCCGTGACCTGCCGACCCTGGTCCTGGAATCGGTAGCCGACGCCGCCCTGGCGCAGTGCCAGGACGGGGAGGTGGAGGAGGGCATGCCCGCCGCCCTTGACCGCGCCCTCACTCTCACCGACGGCGCCGACATGCACGATGAGGTGCGGGCCAAGGCCCTGAAGGCTGCGGGGCTGATGGCCATGTCAACCGACCCGACCGGCGCCCTGGGACGGCTGCGTGAAGCGATGCGTCTCGACCGGCGTGTCGGCGTGGCGACCGTCATCAGCCGCCTGGAAAAGCAGCTCGCGAAGGCGGAAACGACCGCGGACATGCCGCCGACTGCTGCACCCGATGGGGCGTCAGCCGTCGGTGATTGAACATTTTCCGGCCGGGCGAGCCTGGCCGGTGCGGCCCGCCCCCCGCGGGACGGCGGCGACTGGACGGGTTACGCGGGTTCGCCCGACCACGCCTGATCCGGTCGCCGTCCGTCTGGGGCGCTTCGTAGGGGGCATGCATGGCCAGCAGCTTCATTCCCACCGGTCCGGTGGCAGATGACCAGGTGGTGCGGTACGGGACATGGTGGCCACCGCTCTCGGTAGCCGAATGCCGTGCCCAGACCGGCCTGGGCCAGCAATGGCCGACGCTCCGTGTCGCCGCTGAACTCCAGCTGGCTGCAGCATCGACTGTGGCCTCGATCGCCAACTGGGTTGCCGGTCAGTCGGCCGATTCCCTGGCTCAGGTAGGGGCGGAGGTAATCGACGGTGAGCCGCTCGCCGTCCGGCTCTGGAAGGCGGCGGTCTACCGCTCGGTTCGGGCGCGCCTAGTTGACGTGACGCGCGACCACGATTCGACCGCCCGCGGGCACGATCGGGCAGACGCCCTGGAACCGACGGCCGACGCCTGGCGCCAGCAGGCGCAGGAGGCGCTGGCCCTGCTGACCGGCCGGGGCCGCACGGTGGTGGAGCTGATCTGATGCAGGCGGTGCGATCGATGCAGGGGGATACCGTCGATGCCATGGTCCACCGCCATTACGGCAGCTCCGACATGGTCGCCGCGGTGCTGGCCGCCAACCCCGGCCTTTCCGACCTCGGGCCCATCCTGCCGGCCGGCACTCTCGTGCGCATGCCCGCCGCGGTGCGGCGTACCATCACCCACCCCGTGAAGCTCTGGGACTGACATGGACACCCTCAACGCCCTGCTACCGTGGGTCTCCGTCGTCGTGCTCCCGCTGGCGGTCTGGCTGCTCAAGCTGGCGCAGCGGGTGGAGGTTCTGGCCGGCGCGCTGGCCACCTCCGGCACCGCCGCCGCCCAGTCGGAGACGCGGCTTAAGGCGGCGGAGGCAGCTCTGGCCCTGGTGCCCACACAGCTGCACGCCCTGGAGAAGGAGCTGCGGGCCGAAATGGTGACCACCGATCAACTAACGGCGATGGAAGCGAGAATCGAAAAGCGGATGGACCGGTACGAGACCAAGCTCGATGAGGCGCTCAACCTCATCCGGCAGATCCTGACCCCAACTCGGTGACCCCCCCATGAAAATCGACAGCCTGCGTCGCGACACCATCGACAAGATCATCGCCGTCGAGGGAGGATATTCGAACCACCCCAGCGACGCGGGGGGGGAGACGATGTTCGGCGTTACGGCCGCTGTCGCCCGCGCCCACGGCTACACTGGGCCCATGCGGGACATGCCGCGGTCGGTAGCGGAAGCCGTCTACCGACGCAGCTACTGGGACGCGCTGCGGTTGGACGACATCGCGGCCCAGTCCATCGCTGTGGCGGCGGAGCTGGCGGACACGGCGGTCAACATGGGGCCTGGCACCGCCGCCGGCTTCCTGCAGCGGGCGCTGAACTGCTTCAACCGGCAGGGGCGCTTCTACGCAGACTTGGCCGTCGACGGCCGCATCGGCCCTGCCACCCTCGGCGCGCTGGAGCGGTATCTGTTCAACCGTCGGGACGATGGGGAGACGGTGCTGCTGCGGGCGATGAACGCCCTCCAGGGCGCGCGGTACATCGAGCTTTGCGAGCGGCGGCAGACGGATGAGGAATTCGTGTTCGGCTGGCTCCTTCACCGCGTTGTCATGGAGGGCTGACCGATGCCGATACCGATCCTTGGTGCCGTCCTGTCGGCGTTGGGGCCGGTCCTGCTGCCATCCGTCACCAAGCGCATTGTGGGCGACCAGGACGGCACAGTCGCTCAAGCCGCGATCACGATGGTGGAACAGGTCGCTGGGATACCGATCCGCTCGCCTGAGGACGCAGCGGCGGCGGCGGCGAAGATCCAGGGCGACCCGGCCTTGGCCCTGCAACTGGCCCGCCAACAGGACCAGCACCAGGCGGAGCTGATGGCGCTCCACAACGACAACACGGCCAATGCCCGGGCAATGCATGTTGCCCGGTCCGACCGGACGCCTGCGGTGCTGGCCTATGCGACCACGATCCTGGTCGCCGTGGCAGTCATCTACACTATGTGGGATGAGGTCCAGGATAACCCGATTTCGATGATGCTGCTGGGTTCGCTGATGACCGCCTGGGGCAGCATCATCAACTTCTTCTTCGGGTCCTCGGTCGAATCCCGGGACGGTCGGCGGGGCCGTTGATGCGAAAGCTCAATGACCTGCGCCGGCACCTGCTGGACAGCCCACTCCCGCCGGCGCTGCGTCCGGACCAGCTGCTGACTTTCGCGGAGCGCGGTCAGCTGATCAGCCATGCCGGCATGCCCGGCACCCAGAACCGCGACTACCAGCTCAGTTACCATGGGCACCTGCTGGTCACAGATTTCGCGGGCGATGCCAACGCGTTGTTCTTTGTGGTCCTGCGCTGGTACCAGCAGCACCAACCGGGCGCCGCACCCGATGCGGTGAACTGGCACGCCGACATCATCGACACCAAGAAGGTCGACATCTCCCTCCGTCTCCCGCTGACTGAGTCCGTCACGGTCACTGAGGAGCATGGCGGAACGCGGCTGACCCCCGACCAGGAGCCGCCGATCATCGACGTCTTCGGGGCGATGTTCGGCGCGGGCGGCGCAGGTCCATGACCGGCGTTGAAGGTCTCGACCGCCTGGAACAGTGGCTGGGGCAGGCGATTGCCGCCCTCGATCCCGGTGCCAGGCGCCAACTGTTTCGGACCATCGGGCGGGACCTGCGGTCCCGCACCGCCCGCCGGATGGCGGCCCAGGTCGGACCGGACGGGGAGAAGTGGGAGCCGCGCGTCCGCGACACGCCGGGCAAGGTCCGCCGTGTCGCCAAGATGATGGTGGGGCTGCGCAGCGCCCGACGGCTCAAGTCCCAGGCAGGACCGGCGGGGGCCGACATCGGGTGGACCGGCCGCACGGCGGCGATCGCCTCGGTCCACCAGTTCGGCGACCTCGATTATGTAGACCGGAAGGTCTCCGACACCCGCGTTCGCTACCCCGTTCGGGCACTGCTGGGTCTGCCCGACGACGACATTGCCCGAGTACGGGAGCTGATCCTGGCACACCTGGCGGTCGGTGCCGGGGGCACCGGTCACACCTGATCCGCACACATGGGCTGCGGCTCCACCGCATGGTGTCACCATGACGCCCGACCTCTCAGACGTGATCCGCCGGCTGCACGGCATGGCCTCCCTCGGCAGCATCGCCGATGCGGACCATGCGCGTGGGCTCATCCGCGTCCGGGTGGGCACCCGCGTGACCGGCTGGCTGCCGGTACCGGGCATCGTGGGGCATAACTTCCGCGGTCATACCCCGGTCAAGGTCGGCATGCAGGTCCTGCTGCTTTGCCCCGGGGGCGACCCGGCGACGGCCGTGCCAGTCCAGGTCCTCTATTCCAACGCTGACCCCAGCCCCGAGAGCCGTCCGGATACCGATGTCCTCTTGTGGCTGGACGGCACGCGCCTGGAATACGACAGCGCGGCGCAGCGTCTGATCATCCATACGCCCGGTCAGGTGCTTGTCGACAGCCAGGGACCAGTGACGGTCACCAGCCAAGCGGACGTGACCGTGACCAGCGCCGCAACGGTAGCTGTCAGCGGCGCCGACAAGGTAGCCATCGAAGCTCCGATCATCACCTTGACCGGCACGGTGCAGATCCGCGGCCCCCTCTCCATCGCCTCCGGCCCGACAGGTTCCGCCTCCGCGCGGATCGAAGGGCCGGTGCAGGTCACCGGGGCGGTGGACGTGTCCGGGAACATCGCCGCCACCGGGTCCATCATGGACCAGGGCGGCAACAGCCCGAACCACAAGCACTAGGTGCCCGCATGATGGATCGCATCACCGGGCGCGAAATGACCGATGAAATCGCGCATATACGGCAGTCAGTCGGCGATATCCTCACGACGCCGGTCGGATCCCGACTGCTGCGCCGCGACTATGGCTGCCGCCTCTTCGACTTGGTCGCCGCCCCGGCGACCCCGACCACGCGCCTGCAAGCCGTCGCCGCGGTCGTGGATGCCCTTGAACGGTGGGAACCCCGGGTGCGGCCCCTACGGGCCGATGTCGCCGCACGGCCGGACGGCACGGCGCTGGTGACGGTGGACCTCGTGACCGCCTCCGGCGACCGGACGTTGACCGCTGAGGTACAGTGGGGGGCGGCATGAGCGGCGCTGTCGACCTCTCCCTGTTGCCGGCGCCGCAAGTCATCGAGCCACTGGACGCAGAACAGGTCCTGGCTGACCAGAAAGCGCAACTGGCGGCCCTATGGCCGGCGGCTGCGAACCTGCTGGACAGCGACCCGGCGGCCAAGCTCTTGACGTCGTCGACATACCGGGAGCTGCTGGTGCGCCAGCGGGTGAACGATGCCGCGCGGGCCGTCATGCTGCCGTTCGCGGGCGGGGCTGACCTTGACGGGCTCGCTGCCCTAGTGGGCGTGTCCCGCCAAGTGGTCGATCCCGGCGACCCGAACGCAATCCCTCCCCGCCCGGTGGTCATGGAATCCGATGACCGCCTGCGCTCCCGGGCACAAGGGGCGTGGGAGGGGCTCAGCGTAGCGGGTCCTGTCGGGGCCTATGTGCATCATGCGCGTCGGGCCGACCCGCGGGTCAGCGATGTGCAGGTGACCAGCCCGTCTCCCGGTGTCGTCCAGGTCTACATCCTGTCGCCCGATCAGACTGCCCCGCAGGACCTGCTGGCCGCCGTAACGGCCGCTGTCAGCGCCGATACCGTGCGGCCGCTGACCGACCAGGTGCTGGTATCGGCCGGTGAGCCCGTACCCTACCAGGTGCATGCCCGCCTTACCCTCTACAGCGGCCCCGACGCAGCGGTCGTGCGCCAAGCTGCGATGGACCGCCTGACGACCGCCCTGGCCCGTCAGCGCCGGCTGGGGGAGCGCGTCGGCCAGGATCTGCTATACGCGGCCCTGCGGGTCGAGGGAGTGCGGGTGGTGGACCTGATCGCTCCGACGGCCGCTGTGGAGTGTGGGCCCGGACAGTACCCGTCGTGCACCTCCGTCCTGGTCGAGGTGGCATGACATGAACAGCCTCCTGCCGCCTAACGCCACGTCGCTGGAGAAAGCGCTCGACTTGACGGTCAGCCGGCTCAGCGATGTGGACGTGCCAGTCCGTGACCTGTGGTCGCCCGACCGGTGCCCGCCTCAGGTCCTGCCCTGGCTGGCCTGGGCACTGTCCGTGGACGCCTGGGATGAGGCATGGCCCGAGCAGGTGCAGCGGGAGGCCCTCCGTAGCGCCTGGTACACCCACGCCCATAAGGGCACGCGCGGCGCCGTCCTCGCAGCCCTGGCCCCATACGGACTCCGCTGTGACGTGGTGGAGTGGTGGCAGCACGGCGGTGCGCCCCACACCTACGCCCTGCGGGCAGAGGTGCTGCCGCCGCCGGTCCACCGGCCGGCCAGTGCGGCGGCCCAGGCCGGGCTGCTGGCCACCCTGGCCCGCGTCGCCCCCGCCCGGTCGCACCTGACCGGGCTGACCCTGTCGGCAAGCTACGGCGCCCGGACCGGGTCCGGCCTGGCCGTCGCCGCCGCCGGTACCAGTGCCGCCGCGGGCGCCCTGACCGGGCGGCGGCGGCTGCCGTCCCGGGTCGCGCTGTCCGGTGTCGGGTCGGCCGGGCCGACCAGTGCCACCGCCGGTCCACTGCGCGGGCGTGCGCGACTGGTGCAGCCCGCGGGCACGGCGACGGTCGGGGCGCAGGCCCAGGGCAGCAGCGCCCGGGGTCCGGTCACGTCCCGCCGCGCCCTGGCCATGGACGGGGCGACCGCCGGTGTCCTGGCCGCCGTGCCCGGCACCGCCCCCCGGGGCGCCCTGGCCGGACGGGCCCGGCTGGCGGCGGCCGGTGTGGTGGGTGCCGCCATGGGGATCGGTCACACGGTGATCGTGACGATGCAGGAGGAGCCGGTGAGAAGCATCTATCTGCGCGGCGGAGACGGCCAGGAGGTCGAGCTGACGATCCGCGGCGGCCAAGTGGTGGCGATCGCGGCGGACGGGACGGTGACGCCCCTGGGCGGTCGGCCCCGCCCCCCGTCCATCGTCACACTGGGTGTGGTCACACTCACCCCCGGCGATACGGTGGCCAGCCCCGTCGCTGGCGATGTCGTGGTCGGCGATCAGCTGATCATCGCGACCAGATCGCACCGGGTGACGGCCGTGGGCGCCGGGACCGTCACCTTCGACCCTCCGTACCCCGATGACGCGGCCGAGCTGGTCGTACTGCGGCTGAGGAACATGCCATGACCTCTCTGACCTGGTCCCCCGTACTCACCGATGCCGGCCGGAATGCCATCACCGCGGCGGATGGCCTGGGCTTGTCAGCCCGGATCGTGGCAGTCGGCTTGGGCGCCGGCCGCTATGCGGTGCGGCTGGCCGACCAATCGCCCACTGCGGCGGCGTTGGAGGCGACGACGTTGGAGGCCGAGCGCCTGCGCGTCCCTGTCCTGTCGGGCGGGTCCCCACAGCCGGGCAGCCTGCTGCTGGTCGCCGAGGTTCCGGCGGCTACCGACCCGGCCGACGAATTCCACCTGTCGGAGATCGGCTTCTTCGACCAGGACGGCACGTTGCTGGTGGTATGGTCCGACCCCGTGACGTCGTTGGGCTACCGCGGCGCCCTCGGGGCATGGACGTTGCAGCTCGCGTGGAGCTGGGTCGACATGCCGGCCGATGCCGTGACGGTGCAGGTCGCGTCCGAGCCGCTGTCAGAGCAGGTCCTGCGGGTGGCCCAGCAGGGGGCTCAGCTCGAACGCCTTGCCCAGGAAAGCGGGGTCACCTATTCGCCGGGCGACGCGACCGTCGTCGCGAGAGCCGTGGACGCAAAGGTGGCCGCGGTGGTGGCCAGCCTTACGGCCGCGGTCCGCCGCCCTATCGGCGTCTCGCCCGGGCCTGGGGAGGCCGGGGTTCTGATGGCGCCGACATTGGTCGGCAACAGCTACTGGTCGGCTGACGGCTACGTCCATTCGGCTTCACAGTTCCAGATCATCGACCTGGACGGCGCGACTGTCCACGACAGCGGCCAGCGCCCGCCCGGCACGTCATATGCCGTGCCCCCGGGCCTGCTCGCCCCGGCCACGTCCTACCGCTGGCAGGTGCGTTACCAGGGGACCCTGGGCCAGGTCAGCGCTTGGTCCGACTGGTCCCCGGCCGTGACGTTCGAAACAGGGTCGGTGCAGGTGGTCCGCCCCTCCATCCTTTCCCCGACGCAGGGACAGAACGGGGTCGCCGCGGTGCCGACGCTCACCAGCTCGGCCTTCGCCGTGTCCGGCGGCACCGATGCCCACAGCCGCTCCCAGTGGCAGATCGCCACCAGCGCGGCCTTCGCGGCGCCGGTCTGGGACAGCGGCCAGGTGACGGCCCTGACCCAGGTCAGCCCGCCCGACGGCACGCTTCAGCCGGCCACGACCTACTGGGTGCGTGTCCGCCATATCGGCGGGCTGCTGGGCCCGTCCGAATGGTCGCCCGCCGTCAGCTTCACCACCCGGTCGACGTTCCAGTTCGTCAACACGCCGACGATCACCGCCCCGGCCGCGGGGTCGCAGGCGGTGAGCCTGACCCCCACCATCACCCTGTCGCCCTTCAGCGTTACCGGGGGGGCCGACACGCACCAGGCGACACAGGTCCAGGTGCGCCTGGCCAGCGGCAGTTGGGCCGCACCCCACTACGATAGCGGCGATCTGGCGGCGGTGCAGTCCCACACCGTGCCGATCGCCAGCGCGCTGCCGGCCAATGTCGACGTCGTCTTCCGGGCCCGCTATCGGGGTGCGGTGACGGGCTGGTCTGCCTGGTCTCCCGAGGTCGCTTCGCGCACCGTGGCCGCCCCGTCCGGCACGGCCGAATGGGGTCTGCCGGGTCTCCACCAATGGGTGGTGCCCGCGGGTGTCACCCAAATCATGGCGGAGTGCATTGGCGGCGGCGGCAGCAGTGTCTCTGGTCTGTCCCGCGGTGCCGGCGGCGGCGGTTACGTGCGCGGCACCGTCCCTGTGACGCCTGGAAGCGTCTTGATGATCACGGTTGGGGGACCCGCCCCAGTTGGGACGGTCGGCGTGTTGGAGGGGCAGGGAGGTACCTCAAGCGTAGGGGCTCACCTTTCCGCGACTGGGGGGCGGTCACCGAGCCACCAGTCGCTCTGGGCGCCCGGAGGCGAGGGCATCGGAGGCACTGTCCGTGAGCGCGGCGGCGATGGCGGTACGGGCGGTGGCGGTGCCGGAGGCCCCATTGGGCCTGGGAGCCGCGGGCGCAGTCTGGAACACGACGGTCCGGATGTCGCCAATGAGAGCGGTGGTGCCGGCGGTGGGGGCCCTGCTGGGCGCGGCGGCAACCGATACGGGCCCGGCAGCATCTATGGCGGCGGCGCAGGCGGCGACAGCGACACAGAGCCTGGCTCACCCCGCCCTGGGGGTAATGGGTTCGTGCGGCTGACCTGGTGACGGAGGATGGATATGTGGGCACGACTGACTGACGACGGAACGCTGGTGGAGCTCACCACGCTGGACCCCGCGGGGCGGTTCCACCCGGCCCTGAGCTGGGTGGCGGTGCCGGCGCCCTGGCGGCCGTGGGTGCGGCCCGGGTGGGTGTCGGCCGGTGACGGTGTGGCACCGGCCGACGTGCCTGCCTTCAAGGCACAGCTCAAGGCCGCCCTGGCCGACCGGCGCTGGCGGGTGGAGACGGGCGGTCTCACTCTGCCTGATGGAACGGTGGTCCGGACCGACCGCGAAAGCCAGGCCCTCATCACCGGGGCGGCCCTTCAGGCCCAGCTCTCACCCGATCAGACGGTGGAGTTCAAGGCCGCGACGGGCTGGGTCACCCTGACCGCCGCCCAGGTGCTGGCGGTCGGCGTCGCCGTCGGCCAGCACGTCCGCGCGGCCTTCGCGCGAGAGCGCGCGATCTCGGCCGCCATCGATGCGGCACCGACACCCGCCGCCGCGCTGGCCGCCTACACCGACAACATCAACACCGGCTGGCCCGGTCACGAAGGAGCTGGAGCATGACCGACTACCATCATGGGGTTCGGGTGGTGGAGGTGTCCGGGGGTGCGCGTCCCCTGCGGACCATTTCCACCGCCGTCATCGGGTTCGTGGCGACCGGTCCCGCCGCGGATCCCGCCACCTTCCCCCTCGACCGACCGGTGCTGATCACCGACGTCCGGGCAGCCTTGGGCAAGGCGGGCACAACCGGCACCCTGCCGGGCGTGCTGGACGCGATCGCGGACCATGGCAACGCCCTCTGCGTCGTTGTCCGGGTGGCGCCTGGCGCCACTGCGGCGGAGACGAAGTCCAACGTCATCGGGACTACGACGGCCAGCGGGCTGAAGACCGGCGTCCAGGCACTGACCGCTGCACAGGCGGCCTTCGGGGTCACGCCCCGGATCTTGGGCGCGCCGGGGCTGGATGACGCCGATGTGACGGCGGAGCTGGTCACCATCGCCCAGGCGACCCGGGCCATGGTCTACGCCTCCTGCTTCGGGTGCGAGACCAAGGAGGAGGCGGTGCTGTACCGCGCCGGCTTCAGTGCCCGGGAGCTTATGCTGCTCTGGCCCGACTTCACCCGGTGGGACGCGGCGGACGGCGCCCCCGCCACCGCCTATGCCAGCGCCCGCGCCATGGCGCTGCGGGCGAAGATCGATGCGGAGATGGGCTGGCACAAGACCCTGTCGAATGTGGCAGTCCAAGGCGTCACGGGCCTGACGAAGGACGTGTACTGGCAGCTCCAGCAGCCCGATACCGACGCCGGCTTCCTGAACGCCAACGACGTCACCGCCCTGATCAACGTTACGGGCTATCGGTTCTGGGGCTCGCGCACCTGTTCGGACGACCCTCTGTTCGCCTTTGAAAGCGCGACACGGACGGCCCAGGTGCTCGCCGACACGATCGCCGGCGGCATGCTGTGGGCCATCGACAAGCCGCTGCACCCCACGCTGGCCCGTGACATCGTCGACACCGTCAACGCCAAGCTGCGGGAGATGGTCACCGCCGGCTACCTGATCGGCGCAGAATGCTGGCTGGATCCCGCCAAGAACCAGCCAACCCAGCTCAGCGGGGGCAAGCTGACGATCGACTACGCCTATACCCCCGTCCCCCCGTTGGAAAATCTGATCCTGCAACAGCGCATCACCGATGAGTACTTCGCCGACTTTGCCCAACAGATGATCGTCTGATCATCTGACCCCCGATTTACGTCAAGGAGCTGGTCACATGCTTCCGCGCAAGCTCTACGCCTTCAATGTCATCATCGAGGGCAACCCCATGGCCGGTGTGGCCAGCGAAATCACCCTGCCCGTACTCGACCGCAAGATGGAAGAGTTCCGGGCCGGCGGTATGCTGGGCCCGGCCATGCTCGACCTCGGCATGGAGGCACTGAGCCTCTCCTTCACGCTGGCCCAGTTCGAGCGGACTGTCCTGACCCAGTGGGGCGTGTTCAGCGCCTCGGCCCTGAACTGCCGCTTCCTCGGCGCCGCCCGGGCCGATGACGGGAACGGTCAGGTGGAAGCGATCGAGATCCAGGCCCGCGGACGCTGGAAGCAGGTGGACATGGGTACGGCCAAGGCCGGGGACATGACGGCGATGAAGATCGAGATGCCGCTGACCTACTACAAGTATACCTCCGACGGACAGGCTCTGGTCGAGATCGACCTGGTCGCGGGCCGGGAAATCGTGGGTGGCGTGGACCGCTCCGCCGCGGTTCTGCGCGCCATCGGCGCCACCAGCTGATCGACACCCTCAAAGCAGCAGGACCGACGATGACCACGGAAACGACCCTCGCGGAAAGCGACACCAAGGAACAGGCATGGGTGCCGCCGGCGCCGAAGCCGGTGACCCTCAGCAAGCCGATCCCCTATGGCAAGACGGAGCTGAAGGAGCTTCGTCTGCGGCGACCGGTCGCCGGCGACCTCCGGGGCCTGCGCCTGGCCGACCTGGAGGACTACAAGACCGACTTCCTCCTGGCGGTCGCGGAACGTGCGAGTGAGCAGCACGTCACCCGCACCCAGCTGGAGGCACTGGCCCTGGCCGACCTGACCAACCTCGGCGTGGAGATCGCCAGCATGGTCACGGGACCGGACGATGCCAAGGATACCGATGATCGCCATACCCTGACCCTGCACAAGCCGGTGCTGCTGTCCGGTACCCTGGTCACGCAGCTGCAGTTCATGGAGCCGCAGGCGGGTCACCTCCGCGGCATTGGTCTCAACGGCCTCATCACCGGCGATGTCGATACCCTGCTCACCGTTGGCAAGCGGCTGACGATCCAGCGGCTGGACGATGGTACCCTCTGGCAGCTTGACGGCGCGGACCTGGTCCGGCTGGGACAGCGCCTGATGGGTTTTTTCGCGGCCTGACCCACGCGCTGCCGGACGACGCGGTGCAGGCCTGGGGTCTGCTGATGCGCTGCTTCCCCGGCTCTTTTCCGTCAAAGCATTTTGACGCTTTGACGCTACAGCATTACGGCGAGGCCTATGGCCTGGCCGTGCAGGTGCTGGAGGCGGAGGAGGCGGCGGCACGGAACGCCCGCAGAAGGCAATGAGATGTCGGACCTGAAGCTGCGGATACTTTTGGGCGCCGTGGACCGGGCAACCAGTCCCCTCAAGGCTGTCCGCAACGCAGCCGGCGGCCTGCGGCAGCCCTTGGGCGAAGCTGCTGCCGGGCTCCAGAAGCTGGAGGCGCAGTCCAAGGCGCTGACCCGTTTCCGGGCCGTCGGGCAGGAGGCGATGGCCAAGACCCGGGCCCTGGCCGCGGCACAGGCCAAGGTGCAGGCCCTGGCCAGGGAGATGGCTGCCGCGACCGGCCCGACCGACAAGCTGCAGCAGCAGCTGGCGAAAGCCCGTCAGGAGGTGAGCCGGGCCGCCGCTGCCAAGGAACGCGCATCGGCGGAGCTGCGGAAGATGCGCGGCCAGCTTACCGCCGCCGGTGTCAAGACGGGCGACCTCGCCGGCGAGCAGCGGCGACTTAAGCAGGAGATCGCCGCGGCGACAGCAGCGGCCGAGCGGCAGGCCGCCGCAATGAAGCGCGCCGCCGATATGCGTGCAGCTGGGCAAGCAAACGTCGCCCGACGGGAGGAACTGGGCGGACAGGTCACCGAAGCCGCCGCTTTGGCGCTCAGCTTGGCCGCACCGATCGCCGCCGCGGTGCAGCTCGAATCTGCCCAAGTGCGCCTGGGTACCGTCATTATGGCCACCGCCAAACAGGGGGAGACCGCGGCCCAGGCCCACGCCCGGGCGATGGTGGAGGCGCGAGAGGCGGCAATCCAGTTCAGCCGGTCCGGTCTCGCCAGCACCAACCAGGTTCTGGACATCCAGTACGCCCTCAACTCGGCCGGGATTGAGGCATCGGTTTCCGCCGCCGCCGCCGGCATGGTCGCAAAGGTGGCGACCGTCACCGCCGGCGCGCCCGAAGCGGTCGGCGAGGTCATGGCCACCGTTTTCAACAACATGGGCAAGCAGTTCGCCGGCACAAGCGAAGAGCGGATGCAGCGTATTGCTGACCTCCTGACCAAAACCCAGTTCCAGTACCAGATCCGCGATTTCGGGCAGCTCGGCGAAAGCATGAAGACCGCCACGCCCGCGCTGATCGGGAACAACATCGCGCTGGAACAGGGGCTGGCCCTGCTGGGTGCGCTGAACACAGCGGGCATCCAGGGGTCTGAGGCTGGTACAGCCTTGTCTGCCACCCTGGCCCAACTGTCGAAGGCTTCGAAGGAATTCGGCTTCGATTTGGTGCGGACCGCAGACGGTCAGCTCGACGTCACGGCCACGATGCAGGCGATGTCCGACGCCATCGGCGGCTTCAGCGGTACCATGGAACAGGATCTCCGCGACAAGCTGCGGGAGGTCTTCGGGGATGAGGGCATCAAGGCGGTGATGCTGCTGGGTCAGAACATCGGCGGCTTGGCCACCGCTCAGCGGGACCTTGCAAACAGCAGCCGCGGCGTTGTCGACAACTCGTATGAGAGCTTTGTCGCCTCATCCGCCGGGCAGATGCAGATCCTGCGCAACAGGGTGGTCAACGTCGGTGCTGCCCTGGGGACGATTCTGTTGCCGCCGCTCAACATCCTGGTGTCGGGCCTGGCCGCTGTTGCCGACCGCGCCATGTGGCTGAGCCAGACCTTCCCGGGCTTGACCACCTTCGCCGTCACCGCCGCCGCGGGGCTGATCGCTCTCAAGGTCGCGGCGGTCGCCCTCGGCTACGGCTGGACGTTCGCGGTCGGCGGCGCCCTGCTACTCCGCCACGCCCAGCAGCTGCTGACAGGTGCCGCCATTAAGGCGCGTGTGGCTACCGTCGCCGGCACGGCGGCGACACATGCCGGCACCGTTGCCACCGTGGCGAAGACCGCTGCACTGCGTGGCCAGGCGCTATGGCAGTCCACCAGTACCGCATCGATCGCCGCCTGGACGACGGCCACCTGGGCATCGGTCAAGGCCACGCTGGTCGCTGCCAGGGCATGGGTGACGGCCGCCGGCGGTGGACTGCTGGCCCTGCCCGGTCGGATAGCGGCCGCAACCGCCGCCCTATGGGCGTCGACAGCGTCGGCGCGGGCCAATACGATGGCCATGCTGGTGAATGCCCGGGCCGCCCTGTTCAGCGGCGCGGCCTGGAAAGCCGGCGCCATCGGCGGGTTGCGTCTGTTGGGCAGCGGGCTGATGGTGCTTCCCCGTCTGTTCCTGCTGGTCGGGGCCGCAGCGCGGGCGATGTCCCTCGCGCTGTTGACCAATCCGGTAGGCCTGATCGTCGCGGGCATCGCGACGGCGGCCATCTTGATCTTCCGGTATTGGCAGCCCCTGAAGGCCTTCTTCGGCGGGCTCTGGGACGGGCTGACGGCCGGGCTCGCTCCGCTCAAGACGTCACTGGCCCCTCTCGCTCCGATCGGAGCCGCGATCGCCGGCGCGTTCCGGTGGGTGGGCAGCGTCTTCAGCGACCTCCTGACACCTGTGTCGATGACGGGGGAGGAGCTGTCGGGCGTGGCCGCCGCCGGCATGGCCGTGGGGCAGGGGATCGCCTGGGCCGTCAACCTGGCACTTACGCCGCTAAGGCTGCTGCTCGACCTGGTGGGCGTCGTGTGGTCCGCCTTCGATGGCATGATGGGCCAGATCGGCCGCGTCATCGGGTGGGTCCGGGAATCCTGGAACGGTGTGTTCGGGGGGGAGGAAGGACCGCCGATGCCTCCCCCGCCCGTGGTCACCAACGATAATCCGCTGCCGGACCCGAAGACGGGGGCGCAGAAGGCGGAAGCTGGTCCCCTGGCGCCGCCGCCCGTGGTCACCAACGATGATCCGCTGCCGGACCCGAAGACGGGGACGCAGAAGGCGGAAGCTGGTCCCCTGGCGCCGCCGCCCGTGGGCACCAGCGATAACCCGCTGCCGGACCCGAAGACAGGGGCGCAGAAGGCGGAAGCTGGTCCCCTGGCGCCGCCGCCCGTGGTCACCAACGATAATCCGCTGCCGGACCCGAAGACGGGGACGCAGACGGGGGAGGCACGGCCCCTGCCGACGCAAACAGTCCTCACCCGTGACAAACTCCTTCCGCCGATCGGGATCGAAACGCCGTCGAACACCAACGCGGTATCTGCCCCGCCGCTGGTGGTGGTGCAGGTGCCGGATCCCGCAAACAGCCCGGCTGCGGCAGCAGCGGCACAGGCCGCAGACCCTGTCGAACACCACAGCACCTACCAGATCACAATTCACGCTGCCCCGGGCATGACGGCTCAGGAGATCGCCCGCGAAGTCACGCGGCAGCTGGATGAGCGGGAGCGTCGGGCCGCTTCCGCGGGCCGGTCGGCCCATTATGACAGAGGATGATGATGCAGCTAATGGCCCTGGGTCAGTTCGTGTTCAGCCTTACGACAGCGCCACTGTCGGGATATGACCGCCAGACCTCCCACCGGTGGGAGACGCAGGACCGTGCCGGTGCCGCCCCGGCGACCCAATGGCTCGGCCCGGGGGAGGACACGCTGACCCTCGACGGCGCGCTGATGCCAGAGTTGACCGGTGGCCGCCAGCACCTGGAGACCTTGCGTCGAATGCAGGCTCAGGGCAAGGCGTGGATCCTGATCGATGGGCAAGGCCGCAACCAGGGACGGTGGGTGATAACCTCCCTGACGGAACGCGGGTCGCACCTGCTCGCCAACGGGGAGCCGCGGCGGGTCGATTTCAGCGTGACGCTCCAGCGCTACTGGGACAGCGACCCGGGTGCTCTTGGCGACTTGGCAGACAGCAGATGATCCCGTCATACCGCATCCTGGTGGAAGACCAGGACGTCACGGCCTCCCTTGCGGGCCAGCTGCAGTCGCTCAAGGTGACCGACCGGCTCGGAACCGATAGCGACGAATGTGAGCTCACAGTGACCGATCCGGCAGGCGCGATCGTCTTGCCGCGGCGGGGCGTGGTCATGCGGCCTGCGATCGGCTGGTTGGGCCAGGCCCTGGTGCAGCTCGGGCGATACGAAGTCGATGAGGTGGAGCACTCGGGCCCGCCCGACCAGGTCAGGGTGAAGGGGCGCCCCGCCGGCCTCAAGGGCAAGATCGCGGAGCCGCGGGACCATAGCTGGCATAGCCAGACTCTGGGCCAGATCCTGTCATCAATCGCGTCCCGTCACGGGCTGGAGCCGGCGGTGGACGAACGCCTCGGGGCGATCGCGATCCCGCATATCGACCAGATTCGTGAGTCCGACCTTAACTTCATCACCAGGCTGGCCAAGGACCTGGATGCATCCGGCACGGTGAAGGAAGGCCGGCTGGTCTTCGTGCCGGCGGGCACGGGTCGCTCCGCCCGCGGTCGCCCGCTGCCTGCCGCCAGGCTGGCCCGTCAGTCGGGCGTCAGCCACAGCTTCACGGTCACGGACCGGACGGTCAGCGCCACTGGGGCCGTCGCCCAATGGCATGACCTCGCCAGCGCCCAGACGCAGGAGGTCGCCGCGGGCAAATCAGAGGGGACGGTCATTCGGCTGCGCCGGCTGTACCCCTCGCAGGCCGAAGCCGCCGCCGCGGCCCAGGGAGCCCTGAAGCAAGCCCGGCGGCAGCAGTGTGAGGTGACCGTCAGCTTGGCCACGGGCCGGCCGGAACTGGCCGCCGGCCAGCCCCTCACCCTGACGGGGTTCCGGTCGGAAATCGACCAGGTCGCCTGGACGATCGAGGAGGTGACCCACACTCTGACCGACCAGGCCCTGACCACGTCCCTGAAGGCTACCGGGGCCGAGGCAAGCGAGTAGAGCCTCATCACGATGAGAAAGGACCGAAGTCCCGGCATTGCGGTCCTAATCCCTAGGCAATGACCATCAGCGACCCTATAGGCCCTAAAAAGCGCAGCCATCGGAAAAGAATTATTCCATTACAAAGAATTCTAAGCATTACCATGGTACTGATTTTAAGGGGCTTTTCGCCGCTCAGTGGTCCATCAGAATGCATTACAAAAGCCTTAGATCGTAATGGAAAATTCCATTACAATCCCGCCAGCAAAATGTCAGTTCTATCAGTGACTTAACGAAACATGCCGGGTCTGCCATTCTTTGCAACGGAAGAAAGAGTTACAGGAATTTGGCAGCTGGATCAGCGATCTAGGTCGGTGGTCGCCTCCGTATCCCATCCTGTAATGCTTTCCCCGAGAGGGGGGGGAGGGGCAGCCTGGGGCAGGGCCTGCATGATCACAGGGATAGGACAGCCGTCAGGGAGCCGGATGACAACGGCGTGTGCGGTGACGGGTTCCCCGGATACAGGACAATCATTATCGTCCCGCGACGAAAATAGAGGGTCCATTCGATGCGGCGCGGTCGCTCATGGGCGTCAAGCAAAGGCCCCATTCGCTGGACGTTCTGCCAGGGCGTCACCGCGTTTCGGAGGATTGGTGTTGTGTGATTCGCGCTTTGGTGCGACCTGTATTCGGCAATAAATGCGAATAGCCACGGCCCATGGGGGCCGTGACGTGTGCCCCGTCCACGGGGGCCGACCTCAGGTGATCGATCACGATACGCGAGATTGGACAAACACATGCGCAGGGGAGGGGAAGTGGTACGACGGTACGAAAAACAGACGCATGCCAATGCGACTGACTGCCCTCACTGCGGATCCAAGTGTCGGTCGATTCGTACTGACCAGGTGACGCCGATGGTGCGCGAGGTCACCTACCTGTGCACCAACCAACTGTGCGGCTTCAGTTTCGTCTCGGAAGTGACGCCTGTGCGGGAGTTGCAGCCCAGCCGCATCCCTCGGCCCGGGGTCGTCGTGCCACGGCATGATCGTCGCCAGTCTACGGGGTCCGCAACTGCATAAACCCGTGTGCGACTGATGGGCGATTGCGGCTGCGTTAACTCCCCGTTGACGCGAAACCAGGTGCGTCGATCATCGGACTGTGCTTTTTTGGTTGAGCCCCCGCGGGGGCGGTGGGTGCCGCCAAGCTACCCCACCACCCAGGGCACGGACCCTTTGCACGCCCCGGCCAGCCTATGCATCTCGGCTGGCCGGTGCACATAAGCATATGCAAATGGCTCCGTGCCGCAAGGGGGTCTCTGGTGCAGGGTGTTGAAAACAATCATATTTCGTATTCGCGGATGTTTCGTTCCGGGTTGGCGCATGCGAACGATAACCTGCCCGCCACGCGGCGAGAGCGCGTCCAGCGGATTTCCGCCCGCCTGCTCAGCGCCGGCGTTCTGCCAGCATGCCTTTCACCGCAAGCCTTACGCCGGCCGCTCCAGCACCCTCCTCATCAACGCTGAGCTGGTACGCCGTCGCAGCAAGCCTTGCCAACTCAGCCGCCGGCATCGGCAACTGAATCAACATCAGCTCCATGACGGCGACGATGCAATCAGTGAGCAGGTCGGGGTCGATCGTAGGGGCCGCACCCGGGGCCTGCTCGAAGCCGAACACTAGGCTTTCAACCGATACGCCCAGGACGGGGGCCAGCCTCTCATAGCTCTCGATGCGCAGCTCCCGCGTTCGCCCCTCCAGCACAGCGCGGAGGGTCGATTCCTGGATGCGAGCTTGGCGCGCCACCGCGTTGACGGAGCGCGCCTTGGCTACCGCTTGCCTCAGCCGCTCCCGGCGCGCTTCGACTGCTTGGTCTGTCATCGGCACACAATCAGCGCAATATGCCGGTGGCGCATTCGTGATTTTCGCCGAAAAAATCTCTTGCTCGGCTCGTGATAAATCACGATCTTCCATGACGGTTGTCCGATCGTGGGGGAAGGCATGTTCGTGACGTTATCGGTGACCCGTGTGCGGGCTTACCGCGAATCCCAGGGGTGGTCGAACAACCGACTGGCCAAGGAAGCCCAGGTCTCGGAATCGGTGGTCCGCCGCATCGACCTTCCGGAGTGGTCTTGCACTCTGGCCAATCTCCGCAAGCTTGAAGGCATTGTACCCGGTGACTTCATGCCGCCTGCCCTTTCAGCCGAGGCGAACTGATGATGGACCGAGCTCCTTGTCACGCACACTGGAACGGGCTGAAGGGCAAGTCCATGTCCATGCAGGACGTTGATCGGCAGGTCCAGGAGCGCTTCGGCGACTGGGCCCAGCGGTACCCCGTGAAGGTGCTGGCTCAAATCGCGGGCGCGGAACAGCGCACCGCCAAGGGATGGCGCAACGGGCAGTTTCCCCGCTCCCCGCATTTCTCGCGGATGGTCGCGCATTGGGGCCGCCAGTTCCTGGACCACGTCTATGGTCACCTGCTTCATGATGATCCGACACCCGAACAGCGGCTTGATCGGATCGAACAAGACCTGGTGGCGCTGCGCCGGTCCATCCATCGGGCTCGTGTCGGCGTGACCCGGGTCCTACTGATCCTGCCGGTGCTTCTTGGCGCCGCTGTCGATCAGGACGCGCCGATGCTGCGGGTTAGATCGCCGAGGGCACCTGTGCTCCGCGTTTCGCGGCAGGCCTTCCACTCTGCTGGAGGTCAGGTCTGATGCGGGAGGATCTGCGACTGGACCTGATTGGCCGCCTAAAGCGCGACTACGGATTGAAGGCTCGCGGTGCCCACCTTCGCGGCGGAAAATGCCCGGCGTGCGGCGAGCGGGAGTTGTTTATTGCTACTTCCCAGCCTAACGTTCTGAAATGTGGGCGCGAGAATAAGTGCGGCTGGTCGGCGTCAACAAAGGAACTGTACCCAGACGCCTTTGAAAAACTGAATGAGCGGTACCCAGCTACTACAGATAATCCGAACGCGACAGCAGATGCCTATCTGTTGTTCGTCCGTCACTTGGATATCAGGGCCTGCCGGGGTTGGTACCGCCAGGGTAGCTTCAGTCATCGTTACGGCAACCGGCGCACTGCGACGGTAGTCTTCGACATCATGGACCCGCGCGCCCCGGACAAGAACCTGTGGATGGAGCGCCTGGTTGAGCCTGTGACGGTGTCCCCGCCAGGTGACGATTCGGAAGTCCGAAAGGCCAATTTCGTCGGGGACTACAAGGGGCTCTGGTGGGCCCCCCCTGGCTTCGCCCCGGCAGACGGCCAGGAGATCTGGCTGGTGGAAGGCTGCATCGACGCAATCAGCCTGCACCAGCACGGTGTTCCGGCCGTAGCAACGCTGTCCTGCTACAACTACCCGGATGTGTCTCTCGATGCGCTGCGTCAGAAGGGTATCCGGCCCCGTCTGGTATGGGCGCTCGATAATGATGTGGCGGGATGCTCCCGCATCTTGCAGCATGTGGCGACGGCTCGTGAGGCGGGCTATACCTGCAGTGCCGCGCTGATTCCCCAGGTCGGAACCAAGAAGCTCGATTGGAACGATGCCCACGCGTCTGGTGGGCTCAGCAAAGATGATTTGGAGCTGTACCGGCACGAAGGATCTCTGCTGCTGGCGCCGACCGCGCGCGCCAAGGCGCTTCTGATTTGGGAGCGTAAGAGGAACCCGTCCTTCGCCCTGGAGTACGGTGCGCGCACCTTTTGGTTTGAGTTGCCGGCTGCGAGCTTCATGCTCGCTCAGAAGGCGGTCCGTGAAGAGCCTGCTTTTGCGAACGAAGACGACGCGACTATAAGCTCGGAAGCGGCGGAGCGCGCTGCCGAGGTGCGGGAGATCGCCAATGTTGTGGTAAGCTTCCTTTACTTTCAAAAATCTGAACTTGTCGGAGAATCATGGTACTATTCCAAAATCGACTTCCCCAATAAGCGCAAGCCGATAAAAGATACATTTACTGGAACGCATATTGCCGCCGCAGCTGAGTTCAAGAAGCGCCTCCTCAGTATTGCTCCGGGCGCGCTGTTCACAGGTTCAACACACCAGCTGAACTGGATTGTTAAGAACAATATTGACGGCATCAGGCAGGTGCAGACTATCGACTTTGTCGGCTATGCGTCGGAATACAAGACGTGGGTGTTCAATAGCCACGCAGTATCGGCAGGGCGAGTTTACGAACTAAATTCAGAAGACTTCTTTGAGGTTCAGGGTCTTTCAATCAAGTCACTGTCTATGACGTCGAGCTTGCAGCTGCGCATCGGCAATAGGACTCAGTATTCTGATAAATGGCTAGAGCTTGTGTACCGTAGCTTCGGGGCAAAGGGCATAGTGACCGCCGCATTCTACTTGGGAACCCTGTTCGCCGAGCAGATTAGGCAACAGCAGCAGAGCTTCCCGTTCCTAGAACTGTCTGGTCAGGCAGGATCTGGAAAGACCACCCTGATCGAAGCCCTCTGGAAGTTGGTCGGACGAACCAACTACGAAGGTTTCGATCCGAACAAATCCACGTCGGCCGCTCGAAGCCGCATAATGTCACAGGTAGGGAATCTACCTGTGGTCTTCATCGAGTCCGACCGCGGTGGTGACGGGTCCGATGGTGTCAAGCAGCGGCAGTTCGACTGGGACGAAATCAAGACCGCCTACAACGGTCGTCCGAGCCGCGCTACCGGTGTGGCCAATGGCGGCAACGACACCAAGGAGCCGCCGTTCCGCGGGTCGGTGATCATCTCCCAGAACAGCGAGGTGAAGGCGTCTGAAGCAATCATGACGCGTATCGTCCACCTCCACTTCGACACTTCAGAGCACACAGAGGAGGGCAGGGTCGCGGCGGATGCCCTGGCTACCATGCCGGTGGAGACCATGAGCTGGTTCGTGCTGATGGCGACGACGCAGGAGGCCATGGTCTTGAAGATGATGGCTGACCGGATCCCGGTGCACGAACGTGAGCTTGCTGGGAATCCCATGCTGAAAACCGTCCGTATCCGGAAGAATCACGCACAGCTGATGGCCTTGGTCGAAGCTCTGGCCCAGTTGACGGCCATGCCGGCTGCCTGGCTGGCTGAGGCGATGAACCTTTTGCGTGCCGGCGCCCTGAAGCGCCAAGGCGCCATCGCCGAAGACGATCCGACCGTCGACCGGTTCTGGGACATCGTCGAGTACCTCGGCGTCGAGAACTGCAACCACATCTCTCAACCAGGGTACGTGGCGGTCAACCTGAACCACGTGTGCGACCTGGCCAGCAAGTCAGGGCAGTCCCTGCCCCCGGTGATCGAACTGAAGCGCACCCTTAAATCCAGCAGGTCCCGTCAGTTCCTTGACTACAAGACCGTCCGCTCGATCCACCCGGGGTTCGCCGGTCGCAACATCAGCTGCTACGTCTTCCGTCAGAAGGCAGAATGACCATCATGGCCAGCCGCTGCAATGTGAACTTCATCGTCGACCTGGCGCTACAGCACCAGGCCAGCCCCGCTGTCCTGAACCCCGTCAAGGGGTGCGACCCGTACGGCCCGGGCTGCGGGGGCTGCTGGGCGAAGGAGCTGGTCGGTCGCTTCGGCCGTTACCCGGGCCTTACCCGCAAGACGGATGCGGGTCAGCTGGTCTGGACGGGTGAGCTGGCCGTGCGGCCTGAGGAGATGGACGTGGTCGACAGATGGAAGAAGCCGCGCGTGGTGTTCCTCAACGACCTCGGCGACCTGTTCCATTCCGCTGTGCCGCTGGACAGCCTGTTCCAGGTGCTGCGACGGGTGGCCGAAACGCCTGCCCATCTGTATGTCCTGCCGACCCACAGGGTGGTTGAAGCGCTGCCACGCCTGGCCCGGGCGGTCGGGGGCCTCCGGTCGGACCACGCGTTGACCTGGCCGCCCCGGAACCTGGTCATACTCAGCAGCCAGGAGAATGGGAGGGAGGCCTCGAAGAAGCTGCCGGCCGCTGCTGCGCTGGCCAAGGCCGGATGGCGGATCGGCGTGAGCTATGAGCCCGCGCTGGGACCTGGTGGGGTCGACGGCTGGGACTTCGCCGAATGGGTGATCCTTGGTGCCATGCAGGGCGCCGGTCGCCCGATGACCCCGGAGGAATTCGGGGAGCTGGCGCGCGCTACCCGGGACTGGTGTGCCGAGCGCAGGATTCCGTTCTACCTCAAGCAGGCGCCCAGCCCCAAGCATGTGGCACGGGTCATACCCCTACCCGTGCTTGACGGTGCCCAGCACCGCGGGCTCTGGCGGCCGTGATCGGGGGAGAGGACATGCACGCTGAATCCGACATGCCTGCCGTCGAGCTGGACCTGGTCAAAGGGGCGCCGGCGATCGCCCGCTACCTCGGTATCGCGGAGCGGACAGTCTACACGGTCGCGGATTCCTACCAGCGGACGGGCGATGGCATGCCCATCGTCCGGGTGCCGGGTCTGGGTCTGGTGACCAGCCGGTCGGCAGTCCGGCGCTACTGGGCCGAGAAGCTCGGCGCCGTCGAAGAAACCCCGGTAAGGGCTGACGTCCGCAGCAACTCTGTTGCGGCCGACGACCCCGCTCCCACCTGAACAAACCCCATTCCGCCCGCTCATCCGCGCGAATGCATTTGAACCGTAACGGGTGTGAACGCTACGCTATGCTATGGCTACAGTCCGCCCCATTACACGGACCCGCAGGGACGGCTCCAGCGTAAAGCGCTGGCAGCTGTCCTATGTGGATTCTCAAGGCAACCGGCACCGCAAGAACTTCACCCTGAAGCGGGACGCGGATACGGAGAGAGTCCGGATCGAGGGGCAGATCCAGACGGGGAACCACGTCCCGGACCGCGCCAGCCGCACGGTCCAGGAAGGCTGCTACGCTTGGCTGGATGAGTTCGAGCTGAAGGTCCGCGCCGGCAAGCGCGCCCGCGCCACCTATGCCAAGTACCGCTCCCACCTGGATTGTCATCTGCAGGGCCGGCCGCTGGCCAAGGTACTGCTGACCCGCCTTCGCCCCGCGGACGTGGAGGCCTTCGCCGCCGACCTGCAGCTCGCTTTGTCGGACCATATGGCCCGCAAAGCGCTCAAGACCGTCAAGATGGCCCTGTCCTGGTGCCGGCGTCGAGAGTGGCTGGCCAGCTCCCCGGGCGACGGGATCCGGATCGAGGGCGACGGGGACGAGGAGGGCAGGGTGGAGATCCCGCCCAAGGTCGATCTCAAGGCGTTGGTGGATGCGGCTGCCAAGGCCGATGACCACGGGCGCAGCCTTTCCATGGTCCTGCTGATGCTCTATTGCGGGCTGCGCATGGGGGAGCTGCGCGGCCTGCCCCGCGGCGCGCTGGTGCTGCACGGCGCGCACCCAAACCTGACCGTCAGCCAGGCGGCCGACCAGTACGGCAGCATCAAGGCGCCGAAGACCCGTGCCGGCCGGCGCCGCGTGCCGCTCGGCCCCCGCGCCGTCGGCGCCCTGAAGGACTGGCTGAAGCACGCACCCGTCAGTGACCTGCACCTGGTCTTTCCGACCGGCGCCGGCACCGTCGAAAGCCACGCCAACGTTTATCACCGCTGGTGGGTGCCGCTGATGAAGACGGCAGGGCTGGTCGCGGCGACGGGCAAGCCGATCTTCACGCCGCATACCCTGCGCCACGCGGCTGCCAGCCTATGGATCGAGCAGGGGCTGATGCCCAAGCGGGTGCAGCACCTGATGGGTCATGCGTCGCTGCAGATGACCATGGACCTCTACGGTCACCTTTGGACCGACCCGGCCGACGACAACCGAATCGCCGCGGCCATGGAACGACAGCTCGGCTAGGGATCATCGCGCTATGCCGCTAAAGATGTTTAGCGTTAAGACGCTATGCATTCATAGCGCTTCGGCGTCACGGCATCGTAGCGCTATAGTGCTTTAACGCTTCAGCTCTACGGTGTTTCGATGGCAGGAAAAGCGCGCGATTTCACGAAACTGAAGACCGGCCTTGCCGGTCTGTCGACAGGGGGCGCTCAGGCTGTGCCGCCGCCCGAACCTCAGACTGGAGGCCAGCAAGCGAGCGATACCAGTCCCATCACGCTGAGGGTGCCGGCGAAGATGATGGGCAAGCTGGTGGATGATGCTGCGGACAGAAGTAAGGCCGCCGGCCGGACGATCACACGACAGCAGCTCATCCTGTTAATTCTGGAGCAGCACTATGGCTAAGCTGATCGCGATCGTCGGTGAAAAGGGCGGGACTGGCAAGACGACGGTCGCCCACCTGATCGGTCATGGCGCCGGCAGCCTGCCCCAGAGAATCGATGCGGCCGTCATCACCACGGACCCCCAGGATGACCCCGTCGGCGGTCTGCGCCGATACCTCCCCCTGGATGGCCGCAACCTCAGCGACCTCCCCGCGCTTCTTGAACACCTCGACCAGCAAGAACGGCTGCTTGTCGTGCTCGACGGCGCCGCGGCCAGGCCCGAACTGGACAAGCTGGTCCAGTCCTTCGCTGACCTGGTCATCCTGCCCTTCGGCCCATCCTTTCAGGATTTTACCAGGGTGATGAAGGATCTGTCGCGGCTGCCCGCAGCCTATGCACTGCCGAACAGGTGGCCGACCAACCCCCAGGTGGCTGCCCGCGCGCGGGAGTGGCTGGGCCAGATCCCGGCCGACCGCTGCCTGCCGCCCTTGACGTCCATGGCCCGCGTCGACCGACTGCTCGACGGTTGCGCCTATCGGGACGTCGCTACTCCCCTGTCCCGGCGCGCCCAGGCCCTGGTGTTGGAGCTGCTGTGGCGAATCGGTGTGCACCCGATCGAGCTTGCCGCCCGTGCCGATCCTGACCCACCAACCGTAACGCGGAACGCCGCATGAACGTCGGGTGCCACGCCGGTGCCACGGAGTTTCCGCGGCCCGTCGAAAACCCAGGAAAACCGTGCGGTCCAACGTAATCGACGTGACCGCACATATCCCGTCAGAACAAACAAGAAAACCCTGCCAAGTCCTTGACCTGACAGGGTTTCCAGATGGTAGCACCGGGGTGATTTGAACACCCGACCAAGGGCTTATGAGTCCCCTGCTCTACCACTGAGCTACGGTGCCTCAGAGGACCGCCGCGGCGGGGTCGTTGCCGAACCTGTCGCGACGGGAGCCGTCATTTAGGGGAAGGCGGGGGGTCTGTCAAGCCCGGATTCACCGATCCTCCTCCCCCGCCGGGGGTACTGGCTTCCCGTGGCCTGGGTCCGCCTTTTCCGGGAGGCGAAGGGCCGGGCCGTGCTGGGGCGGGGGGACGACGGCGTCCATCTCCCCCGGCATCGGGGCGGGCGGCAGATCGGACAGCACCGCCTGCTTCAGCCAGGCGCGGAAGCGATCAGCCCGTGTCCCGTCATGGCCCGGCCAGCCGGCCCGGCGGGCCGATTCCTCCGCCTCCTTCTGGCTGCGCGCCAGGCAGTTCAGCACCGTCACCCGCCCATCCGCCCGGCGCCAGCGGAAGCTGAAGGGCCGGGGTGCTGCGGGATCGGCCCCGGTGGTCTGATCCTCACCGGACTTGGTCAT